GAAAGAGACAACAATGATCAAGAAGCTGAAAGCGGTCAAGGACGCTATCCCTGTTACACTGAGAAGCAATCCGGGCTTGCGTATCCTGATGAGCATCGCAGACTTCGATGCTTACGACGAAGAGTTGACACAGCAGCCGAACAAGGGGGCGAACTACACAGATATGAATGTGGAGCGTTATAAGGGGATCCGCATCATTCCGCTGGCCAACTGGCCCGACGGTTTGATCGTGGCTACGGTTTGCGGTATGGATTACGATACCAACCTGTGGGCGGGTGTCAACCTGGTGGACGACATGGATGTGATCCAGATCGACAAACTGACGAACGCCGGTGAAAAGTATTTCTTCAAGATGCTGATGAAAGCTGATACCAATATTGCTTGGGGTGAAGATGTCATCCTGTTGGATGGCCGTGTTGCCGCAGAAGCCTCTGTATCCGGGACAACCATTACGATGAAGACTCCCGTAGAAACGGTAGAAGTGACACCGAGTGCGGATTCCACCTATTCCGTAACCGGTGACGGGGTAATCATCGGGGCTTCGTTGACACTGGCCAACAAGTCTACCGACAAGAAAGCGACCATCGACGGCATTGATGTGAAAGGTGGCGAAACTGCCTCTTTGGGCTATGATGGTAAGAAATGGTTTAAATCCTGATCCCATGCCTTACACCTTGAAACTCTTGGTTATCCACTGCACCGCCACCCCTGCAGGCCGTGAAGTATCGGCGGAAGAGATCCGCCGTTGGCACACAGCCCCTCCAAATGAAGGAGGCCGCGGCTGGAAGCAGGTCGGTTATACCGACATGGTCCATCTGGACGGGACGGTGGAACGGCTGGTGGCAAACAACGAGGATGACGTGGTCGATCCGTGGGAGATTACCAATGGGGCAAAAGGGTATAACCGGACAGCCCGGCACATTGTGTACGTCGGCGGTGTAGAGCGTGACGGGAAAACTCCCCGGGATACCCGGACATCTGAACAAAGGGGAGCTCTGGAGGCTTACGTGAAGGATTTCCACCGCCGTTTTCCCCACGTGCGAATCGTTGGGCACAACGAGCTGGCGGCAAAAGCCTGTCCCAGCTTTGATGTACAAGAATGGCTTTTTAAAATAGGTATCAACAATAATTCAAATGTAAACGTATGAAAAGAATCAACGGGATATTCATTTCGCTCATCGGCATGCTCGCACTGTCGATGTCGCTCATGGCACAAGACGTCGCGACAGTGACGGACGGGGTGCCGGAAACAAACTACGAGGACCTTTTCGCTTCGCTGGCGGCTATCGTTGCCGGAGTACCGGTGATCGTCGAAGCGATCCGCGGCTTCTGGAAGTCGATGCCGGGATGGGTGTCTATGGCGCTCAACTGGGTATTGGGCGTCGGGATTTGCATGTTCGGCTGGTGGCAGGACTTGGGCTTCCTTGCCGACCTCGACTGGCAGATTGCCCTGATGTATGGCATCGGTGCCGGTATCGCGGCAAGCGGGTTTGCCGAAACCGGCCTGATACAATGGCTGATCTCGCTCTTCACCCGCAAGAAAAAGAAAGGGGCGTAGGCCATGGGATGGGACGCGCTTTTCGACTTCCTCGGTGCAGGAGGTGGATTGCTTATCCTGCTTCAGTGGCTTTCCGGCATCCCCCGGCGGAGGCTGGAGCTGAAAAGGGATCGTGAAAAGACGTTCCGCGAACTCCTGGATGATGATATGGAGCAGATGAACGAATTGATGGAACTCTATAAAACGCTGCAAGATGAAAACATCCAGATCCAAAACAGAGTGTCGGCCCTTGAAAGGGTTGTGTTACTTATTGAAGGCTGTCCTACTTACCATCGTTGCCCTGCTCGCCGCCTCGTGCAAGACTACAAAGCACAATTCTACTATGCACGCACGGGACAGCCTCGCATGGGACAGAAGGGTCAGCGTTACCCCCGTGATAATCCCACCAAGCCTGGCGACACTCCGGGTCCCGACGGACAGCCTCCGTAAGCTCCCCACCGGAGCCGGATATACAAAGAAAAACGGCCGGGCGACGGTCAGCCTCTCTTACCGGGACGGGCACATCATCGCTTCTGCCCGTTGCGACAGCCTGGAGGCACTGATGTTCTCCCTCGAAGAGCAGCTAAGCCGGGCACAGAACCGGCTGGCGGAAACGGAGAAGACAAAGGAACCGCCCCTCGTACCGTTTTGGACGAAATTCAAATGGTATTCGGGCGGCATTTTAACAGGAATCATTTTAATGGTAATCATCCAATTTATTCGAAAGATATGGCAGAAAAGAAAACAACATCGGTAGGTTTGAAGAAAGCGCTCTTCGGGGAGGTGAACCCTGAAGGCGGCATGCCGACCGAGATGAAACAGTTGGCACGTACCTTTAAGGGAACGGCCAGTTTCACAACTGAAGCCGACACCGTAACCAACTTTTACTCGGAAGAAGAGCCGACAGTACCCGTGGAAACAGTGAGTTCGGAAACCGGTTTGAAACAGGTCAAACTCAACTTCATAGAATGGGATAACGATGTATTGGTAGAGGTTTTCGGTGGCTCCATCGCCAAGGCACAGGAGGTGACCATCGAAGGCAAGAAATACACTGTCGACAAGTTTAAAGCGCCACGCGATGTAGTGCAGATCGAAAAGGCACTACGTGTCCTTACCAGATATAACGTGGTGATCGACATCCCCCGTGCGAAGATCCTCGCTCGGTTTATCTGGAATTTGGCAGCCGACCAGATCGCCCAGATCGAAATTACCGCTACCGCCATGAGTTCGGCAAGCGAAGAAGACGGGGCCTATGAGATCTACAAATTAGGAGAACCCACGGCATGACCCCGGTAGAAGCCATGGCCGCCGACGCCCTGTTGGACCGGCGGCTCAAAATAAACCTTCCTGCCCCGTGGCTGCTCCGGATCTTCGGGCGCAAGACGGTACCCATCCGGGTGAAGCTGCCCACGGCGGGCAGCCTTATCCGGATGTCATCGCTCTTCACGCGGATGGAGATCGACCTGCAGCACCTGCATGACGGCAACTTCGGCAGCGTCTTGGAACAGATCGCCAAGCACGGCGTCACCACCTCACGGATCATCGCCTATGGTCTGCTGCGTGGCACATGGTCAGCACGATTGCTGAACCATCCACTCGCCTGGTATATCCGGCAACACATGCCGATGCAGGGATTGGCGGAATTGGCCAAGATCATCGTGCTGATGAGCACGAGCGAGGCTTTTGTGAGCGTTATCGCATCGGTCGCTTCGCTGAACCTGATGAAGCCGACGGAGGCGAGCCAGCCGACAGAGACCGGGAGTTAAAGGAGGAGTATGATCCTCCCCATAGCCCGTTCGGACAGATCTACACCCTCGTGCAGCAAGGGGCATTCACGTATGATGAAATCATGAACCGTATCCCGTGGTGTGTCGTTTTGACCATGATCAGCGACCAGGGACGGATGCGGAAGAAAAAAGAAAGAGAAGAGGTACTCCAGAGCGAAGAAAAGGAGCTTGAATTTTTCGGATTAAAGTAGTAAAAGAGACAAATGGCACAGACAGATCCCGTATATATCACCTTTGAATTTCGTGGCGACATCGATAAAGAGGTCAATAAAGTGACGCTCGGCATCAAGGGGCTGCGCGACGAAGCGGCAACGACCTATAAAAAGTTGATTGCCGACAGTTCGGCCGCCTACAACGCCATGAGCGCCGAGAGCCGCAAGCTCGCCACGACGATGCAGGAGAATATCAGCAGTCTGCGTTCGCTTTCCGCGATGCAGGAACAGCTGGACCGGGAGCTTGAGGCCGGGACCATAAGCCTTTCGGGGTATACGCAGGCAAAAGCAGCCTTGGCGCTGCAGGAGAGCAACCTAAGAGTGGTGATCAGTCAGGAGATGCAGCAGCTGCAACAGCAGATGGCCACCGAACAGGAGGCGTCAGACAGCGTGGTCGCCCTGACACGCAAGTTGCAGCAACTGACCGAGGCCTATTCCCGGCTTTCCAAAATGGACCGTGAAGGTTCGGCCGGAAAGGAAATTTTGGAACAGATCCAAAGCGTGGATAATGAACTGCAGACCGCCCAGACCCGTCTGTCTGCGTACAGCCGTACGGCCGGAACCGGTTTCAACAGCCTGCAGATGTCGATCCAGCAGGTGGCACGTGAGCTGCCCTCGCTCACCATGGGGGCGAACATGTTCTTTCTCGCCATCTCGAACAACTTACCTATCTTGGTCGATAACATCAACATGGCTCGCCGGGAGTATCAGGCAGCCATCAAGGCCGGACAGCAGGCCACGCCGGTCTGGAAACAGCTGCTCGGCGGGATCGTCAGCTGGCAGACGGCCCTCGTCGTCGGTATCACATTGCTGACCGTTTATGGCAAAGAGCTTACTGCCTGGACCAAAAGTCTGTTCGGCGCCCGGCAGTCGCTTGCCGATGCCTTGGAAACGCTCGAGGAGTTTCAGGAGTCGGTCGCCAAAACATCCTCCACGACGCTCACACAACTGCAGAGAATGTCTGCCGAATGGGAGAAACTGGGCGACAACATCCAGGCGAAAGAACAATACCTCCTAAAGAACCGCACTGCCTTCGAGCACTTAGGTGTCTCGATCGGCAAGGTGACGGATGCCGAGAACCTGTTCAACCAAGGCAAGGAGGCGTTTGTCGCCTCGGTGATGGCGCGTGCCCGTGCCTCCGCCGCGATGACGCTCGCCACCGAGAAATACAACGAAGCGATCCGCAAGCAGCTGGAGGTAGACCAAATGGCAGACACGCAGAGTTACGCCATACAGGGAGGCCAGTTCGGGCAGACCACCTATGTGTCGGGTGAGAACCTTTCGAAAAAGAAGGCTCAGGCAGAAGCAGACAGCCTCTTCGACGAAGCCCGCAAAGTATTGGAAAGAGGGCTGGAATACAGCGAAGAGGAGCGCAAATCCTTGGAAACTGCCAATCTGAAGACTATCCATACCCTTGAGCAGGGAAGCGTGGAAGCGATCAAAGCATCCATCGCGGCAAAAGAAGCTGCCTTGGACAAACTGACCAACAAACAGGACTATGAAGCGGCCCTCAAGGAAATAGAGGCGGAAAAGAAGAAATTGGAAGCAATCATTGGCTCCACAGGAGGCAAAGTGGGCAAAGAACCGGTCCCGCTTGGATCGATTGCCTATTATAACGAATTGATCGCAAAGATGAAGAAGCTGCGCGATCTTGCCACAACGAACAAAGACCGTTCCGCCTTTGCCGAGCAGATCAAGGAATACGAAGAGAAGGTCGCGGAAATGGAGAACCAGATCATCATTTCCGGGAAAAAGATCGCCATGGAGACCCTGCAATCCTCACTCGAAGGAATCAAGGTCGATGTAAAGTTTGACAACCGCAACGTGTTGGAAAAGGCGTTCGGCAAGTTCGACACAAGCGACCTTGACCAGATGCAGGAGAAGATCGACAAGGAGCTTAACCGACCGATCAAGGAGGCTCGCGAGGGAATAGTCCTTCTGATCGACCAGTGGGACAGACTTTCGGATGCCGACCAGGCAAGCCTCTTGGCCGAGGAGTGCTATAAAGTGGCTGATGGTATCTCGATGGCTGCTGAAACTGCCGAGCTCTTCAACGAAGCGTTGGGAAGCTCCCTTGCCACTGTCGCCCAGCTGGTGGGCAGCGTTGGCGATATGGCAGGCGGGATCGGCCGCATCATGAGCGGTGACCTTATCGGAGGGGCTTCGGGCATCATCGGAGGCATCACCGGCATCGTGGGCAGCTTTAAGAAAAGGGTCGAAGAAAACAAAAAGATATTGGCGGAATACCAACTGAATCTGGTCGAAACAGCCATGAAGGAGTTGGAGTATAACGCCATCCTACGCGAACGGCTACGCATCCAGCAGCAGATTGGCGAAACCTCACTCGAATACTTCAACCGTCAGTCTCTCGAACTGAAGAACCAAGCCGGTCAGATAGAGAAAGAGTACAAACAGGTGTGGGAGAAATTGCAGCAGGAGCAGTATATCACAGCTACGCACTACAAGCATGGCACTTGGTTCCGCAAGGCGAAGACCTGGAACGATTACGACTCGCTCGCCAGCAAGACCTACGAAGAGATGGAATCGCTCTATACGCAGGACAAACTGACCGAATCAGCAAAAGTGCTTTTCGAACAACTACAGAAACTGAAGGACGAAGGAGAAGATGTCGCCGGAATGATCGACGACCTGAACGAAGAGATGAAGGAGGCTTTCACCGGAACGAATACGAACGCCATCGCCGACACCATCCTGCAGGGCTTTGCCGAGGGCAAACGCTCTGCCAAGGACTTTGCCGACGACTTCCAAAAGATGCTGAACGATGCAGTGCTGCAGGGGGTGAAGATGAAGGCACTGGAAGAACCGCTCCGCAAATGGTATGAATCCTTTGCCGCCGCCTCGCAAAACGGGCTGACCGCAGAAAGCATCGCCAGCCTGAAGGCACAGTATGACAAGATTATCGAGGATGCAGCCAAGCAGCTGGAGCAGATGGAACAGGTGACCGGCACGACCATCGGCGACGTGATCGACCGCACTTCTACGGCCAAAGGCATAGCCTCGATGAGTCAGGACAGTGCCGACGAACTGAACGGCAATTTCTATGCCCTCCTGATCTATGCCGACCGCACTAATCAGGGGGTGACGAACATCCAAGGGCAGTTGGTAGAGGGATTGTCCCTACTGCAACGCATAGCAAGCAATACCGACCGTCTCGAAGCCATCGAGAAGGATATCCGGCAGACGCGCAGCTCGCTGCAGAATATCGAAAACCGTGGGTTAATACTGAGAAAGCAATGAACAACAACCTATACATAGATGATCTGAATGTGCTTGGCCGTTTCGGCTGCCGGGTGACGCGGGGAGGATATAACGACCTTCTCGCTTTCCCGGCAATGAAAGAGCCGGAAAAAAACGATTGGCCTGAAGAGGATGGCATCGAGGTGGATCTGAGCGACCCGAAGTTGCAGCCGCGGGAGATTGCCATCTCTTTCCTTTCGGATAGCAACACACAGGCTTCCGACCTGATTGCCTACCTCTCAGACAAAGGGCTGCACACCTTTCGGGTGCCTGCTTTAGGACGGGAATGGCAGCTGCGCCTCGCCGATCATCCCGGCAATCGGGTTTATCCATCGGCGACCTCTTTTACCTTGAAGTTTGTCGAGGATCTTCCGGTGAGACCGACAGCCGGTGTGTGTGATCCGGGCGTATGGTTACCCGAAAGCCGCTACAAACTGGATGGTAAACCGATAGGCACATACGGCGTGTATGTCTATGAGAGCCGGAACGCCCT